TGTAGTGAATCTCTTACAATTGGAGATCTATGTTCTACATACAAAACATTACCTTTGAAGAATTGTAAATCTGATCCTTTAATACTACTAACACCTGCTGAAGTACCACCAGAGCTAGTAATATTTTCACCAGATGAGAAATTTCCATCTATATTTAGTATTCTTAGCACACCATTTGTACCAGTGGCATTTGTATTTGCAAACGATACAACGTTGGCTGTTGCACCTGAGGTTGCCCCAGTAATCTTTTCATCTAAAATAAATCCACCACTAGCACCAGTAAGAGTTAGTCTTGTAGTAAATTCATAGTTCACATTATTAGCAACTGTACCGTCTGCTAATAAAGGATCTGCAATCAAACCAAATACTCTAAAATCATTATTAGCTGGAATAGTATTTGCTTCTAGACCATCAAGAATAACATTTACCATAATATTTGAACCACCAAGTTCATCTCTTGCTTTTGATCCATGGCCACCAGGAGGAGAAATATATGCTACTGCATTTGCACCTGTACCTGTGTTTGCAGTAATAGTAATATTAGCTTTAGAATAATTTTGGCCTCTATCAATCATGTTTATGTAATTTACAGCACCGTTGTTTGTAACATTAGCAAATGCAGTAGCACCAGTACCATCACCTGAGATAGTTACTTTTGGTCCAATAATATAAGTTGTTGAAGTATTAGGTGTTGTAGCCAATCCAGTTTTTAATGTAATCTCTCTTGTTGATCCAGTATAGTTTACAATTTCAGCTGACAATCCAGCACCTATGCCAGAGTCAATATAAATGACCGATCCAACGTAAGCATCGTCAACTGTATTAGCTGAAGTATCTAATCTCATAACAGCTGAGTTAGTAGTTGCTGAAATAGTTCCGGTATTGTAAAGATAATTACTTCCACCAGATGTTACATCAGATATTTCAATGTTGCCATTGACAGCTGCTTGTTGTACAGTAAACTGAGAAGAACCATCGTTAGCAGAAACAACCTTAACAGGTATTTGTACTGCAGTAGCAAATTTGTTTTCTTCAGCACCAGAGATGGTATACATATACTTCCATTTGTATCCATCACCTTGTGTGATAATCTGGGATGTAGGGGTACCAGTTGGTTTGTTTATTGAAGCAGCACCTTTATTATTAAACAGACATTTGTATACGTTTCTATCGTCAGTGTATACATAAAAATTATTTGAGAATAAATTACGTCTGTTATCGTATTCAGTATAAACCGTACCACTAACCCAATTATATCTTGGAATAGAATGTGATACGTCTGTAGATCTAACTTTTTTAGCTGCTATCAATGATCTAAAAATATCATAGTCTGTTGTTTGTGTACTCTCTACAGGAGTAGGTACATTTGAATCATTTGCAAATGGCTGTACACCACCTACAAATAAATATACTCTACTTGGATTAGCTTCATCAAATGCTTCTTTAAACTGAGCAGCGTTAAAGATTCCAAAATTTTTCTTTATTACACCTGACATTATTAGATACCCGCTATGGCTTTAATACAAACATTACCTCTCATCGCAGCATGCGATGTACATTGATATCTATAATTACCAGAAATGTTTTCAGGAATTCTCCAGTACAGAGTACCAGATGTCTGACCTTGAGCTGCTGCATTCTGTGAAACAACACCAGTTGTGGATACATGGAATAATCCATTGCTATAGTTAGTACCACTTTGTGATTGAATTGCAAAAGGATGAGCTCCACCTAAATCAATGTTAATTGCAATAGTTGTTCCACTTATAGCAAAGATGTTTGGATTATCTTGATTTTCATAACCATATGGTTCAAATCTATAAGCTGAAGATCCATTATTCGTGACTGTAAATTGTGTTGTTGTTGATGGACCATGCTGCAATTGAAAAGTTGTTGAATCTGGTCTTGTAAATGTAGAGGTTGTATTAGCGTTTACATAGATAGCAGAAGTGACGCCAGCTGCTTCAGAATTAGCAACTTGCATCCTATCACTTACTAAAGCTCGGATAGCAGTATTTGTTCCACCAATCTGCGCATTAACATATGTGTTTGCTGCAGCAGTATTGTGTAGAGTAAGTGCAGACCCACTACCAAATGTAGTATATATCTCACTAAAATTGTTATTTATTTTCTGGCCGCCAACTCTGATGTTATCACCAGTACCATCATTAGTTGATGAACCAACGCCTATAAATTTAATAGCCATATGAACCTCTGTTTAGTTTATTTATACTAACCTTTGTCAAAAGTAATCAGTGCTGAGTCAAATGTATTCTCTGTAGTATCAAATGTTCTTGTAGTTGAGTTTGCTGTCTGAACATTGCTTGATACTGTAATAGCAGCAGATATAGTTGATTGTAATCTTACATGACCAAACATCTTTGTTCCAGCTGGATGTAAGATATCATTAACAAATTTTCTATATTTTCTTATAAAGTTGTCTGATTCAATTTGATATGAAAAATCCTGGTAGTAGAAATTATCCTGCAATCTCATATCGCCAGACAAGAATCCTTTAGTATCAATATACTTACCATCATACTGGAAGATACCAAACGTAGAACCAAATCCAGTTGTATTATAACCTGATGTTATTCCAGGAAAACCTGAACCAAACTCTTTAGGTTCAGTTGCATTAGTTGGAGATCTTGTATTGTTTGTAATAGTTGCAAGTCTGTATTTGTTAAATGCTTGACCAGAATCTTGAATGTTAATAGATGCAATTGCACCTGGCTCATAATCAACTCTCAATACAGCATTTTGACCTCTGATACCACCTGGATCTGGAATTGCAAGTTCAGCAACTTCTTGATCAATTGCTGTTGCTGTTGGTTTAGCAGCATATCTTTTACCAAAGTTTGTTACACTAATTGTGTTAATTGATCCTACAGTAGTATCGTTAAAGTTAAGAGAGTTAATTATCTGAGAACTTATATTAGCAGCAGCTAAGTTGGCTGAAACAGGTGATGTATTTGTACCTAATGATACAAAAGTATTTCCAGTACTTAAAACTACATTTGCCAATGGACGAATGTCATTATTACTTAATGATACTGTACTTGTATTTGAAATAGATGAAATATAAAAACGAGCATCAACACCAGAACCACCTGAAAGATTAACAACACCACCTAAAGATGCATCGCCAGATGCAGGAGTAACTCTGTAACCAGTACCACCAGATACAATAGCTACTCTAATACCTGATGCATTATCAATAGAAGCAATAATACCTGTTGCATCTCTAGTACTACCAGCACCTGAGATTGTAACTGAATCACCTTGCTGATGGCCAACTCCCGGCTCAGCTGCATCGTTAAAAGTAATACCTGTAAGAGGACCAGAAATATTATAGATAGTAGCATTAACAGTGTTATCTGAGTTTCTAACAACTTCACCGTCTCTAAACGTACCCGCTATGTTAGATATAAAACATTCTTTCACAAGAAGACCAGATTCAGATGTTTGTGTAATACGTTCAATTTTTGCAGTAGCTCCAGAAGCAACACCGGTAATAGATTGACCAAGAAGTTCAAATGTATCACCTAGTGCTGGATCACCAAGTCTAATTGATGTTTCTGTAACCCATCTACCATCTGATGCTTTTAAAATTTGTTCTGAAGGATTGTAGATTTCAATCTCTTCATTATATAGAATTCTGAAAAATAATTTGTATGATTGTTCAGCACCTCTAGATCTATAAAGATCTTTTATTCTTTTCATTACAAATTGTTTGTCTGCTCTCATCTCTTGTGGAAAGGATGGAATAATTTCTCTTCTAAAATATTCAATATAGTTTGAAAGTGCTGTATCAATGTCTTGATTAACAATCAAGTTTTTCATTGCATCAGTGGCTTGTTGATTTGTTTCCATCCACTCATAATATGCTTTTAGAAAGGCAACAAGATTTGGTCCTTCATCTCTGACAAAGTCAGGAAGTTGGTTCTCTATCTGAGTGCTTATTTTAAAGTTAGTTGCCATTTAGTACACCAATGATGGAATACCTGATGTAGTACCTGTTGATACCACCGATACTGTTTCAGATAATACGGAAGCTGTAGATCCTTGTGTTGCAACTGAACCACTTATTGATGTAGATCCGGTTGTTTCATCAAAAAGTTCTACATTAACACCTCTAAGAAGCATAATTTGGTTTCTTACAGATTTTACATCATCTATAGCTGGTTTAGCAATAATAGATATTTGAGTTGAACTTGTAATACTAATACCGTTAATAATAATTAAACCAGCATTGTAATCAACTGTACCAGCTGTTCTACTAATATATGTTTTTACATTGTTTGCACCAAAAAAGAAAATTCGAATTTGACCTTCACCATTATCATCAATAAAACAATCCTGATTTTGAAATCTAAATGATGTTGAAGAGACTGCACCTTGGTGACCTGTATGTGGATTGAAGATCACATTATTAAATGGAATGCTGTATGTAGTAGCTGTATTAGTATTAGGTGAAAATCTTCTAACCATTCTATACGTAGTATAGTTACTTAAAAATGAAGGATCAGTATTATCTAACTGTCTTTCAAAATTAGATGCTCTAAAACTAGTTTGAAAATCATTAAGAGTATTAGTTTCGAAATCAGTAATAGAATTACTTACTTTTGCAAAAAGATCACTTGCAGATAAAGTTGTATCTGCAGACCTATAATTAATCTTAATATTTGGATTAACATATATAAATGATGCATCAACAAACTCAGGTTGTACAGATACAACGTTATTTTTATTCAGTAGAGTAATAAGTTCTGTTTTTCTCTGTGCTGATAAAAGATTACCAATTCTTGGTTTTGCAGCAATAAAGATTTTTCCATAGATAGGTGGATCATTATCTTCACCACCCCAAACCGAAGCCGTCTGTAAATCACCTGCTTCAGCAAGTAGAATTCTTCTATAGTCTTCAGCAACCACTGCTCTGCCCTGTCTTTCAAAATTCTTTGGTGCATTAAATTTTATTTCATTAATTGTTTCAGCTTCTGCGCCGCCTGCAGCTTTACCAGAAAGAGTAAACGTATAGTTTGAAAAACCACCGATAGTTGAAGGACCTGAGAAAGTGTTAGCTCCATTTACAATTGATCCACTTGCAACTTGATAATCAAGTATAACAATGTTTCCATCTCTAGGTGCTTTACCCAAAACCCCATCACCAAACAATACTTCATACTGACCTTCAGTACTTTCTTGTATAAAGTACACATTACTGTTAGCCCCCACTATATTTAAATCATTTGCAAGTGTGTGAGTAGTAACAGTTGTGTTCGAAACACTTTCTTGGATTCTTACTTTTAGTGATGTTGTATCTGATCCTTCATTAGGTAGGAGATACTTAACAGGATTACTACTATCAACTGTATATCTTTGAGTAAGTGGTTCACCTTCTCTTAACGCTACGTTTGCTGAATAAGCAGGTGATGCAGATGAGTTAGCTATAAAACCATTAACTGTTACAAATTTATAATCAAGGCCATCTACTGTAGATGTAAAAATAGTATTAGCAGGAATTAATACACTGTCTGGAGATCCTGTTGGTGTAATAGTTAAATGAAGATAAGCTGTAGCACCTCTAGTACTTCTTGGAGTGTAACCTAACATCTTTGCTCTTGAAACAACATTATCTCTTTGAATAGCGCTATCGAGGAACATTTCATTACCAACAAAGTTAGCATATACACTGTTCATGTACGTATTATACGACAACAAATCAATGATAGTTGCCATAGCTGAACCTTCAAAGTCATAATCATTAAACTGACTTTGTGAGCTCAGATAAGTTTTAAGATTGCTCTTAATACTATCAAAATTTATATCTGTTACTTTAAGAGCATTATTGGCTGGCATCTTATCTTACTCTCTCTAAAAACAAGTTAACGGTTACTGGATCTGTTTGATTTATTACTCTAAACGTGATAGAAACATTAAACCCATTTTCATCAGACATTGGTAGTACAACTATATCGTAAATCTCTGCTCTAGGTTCGAAGTTTGCTAAAGCTGTTGATATATCATCTCTTATCTCAGCTGAAGTAAAACCGTCAAGTGATTCAAATAATTGTGATCTTATATTTCCACCAAACTTTGGTTGATAAGGTCTTTCATAATGATTAGTCAGTACAATATTTCTAACTGATCTTTTTACAGCTTCATTATTTTCAAGTACAGAAAGTTTTCCAGTAACCGGGTGAGGGTTAAAGGTCAAGTTTAAATCCCTAAAGTTAACTTCTTTGGTTTGAGCCATAAAAAAAACCTTTTTAGATATTTATCAACTATTCTTTTCGTTTTGTATTTCTGCTCTTCGTACTTTGCAAAGTTTAGCTATTTCAGACAGAGCTTTTCTTGCTCTTGTACCTGCTGCCTTGTTTCCCTTTTCAAATTTTTCGCTTTCTTCCACATATGTTTCAAATAGTGATGTTAAAGTTTCATGTGTCATGTTGCAATTTCCTGTATTTTCATTGTTGATACCCCATGCTCGTTGCCTGTGGTAACAGTTTGGTTAAGATTATATATTCTGTTAGCTGCTGTAGTAGCTTTAAAGATTAAAACGTATGTAACTGGATCTGTTGTACCTGGTTTATCAATATACATAAAGTTTGATTGACGTGGTGTAGTAGAATCACTAGAATCATAAAAATCTGATATGTATGTGTTATTTAAATCTTTTGCTTCTACATTGTTAAAACCTTCAAAGCCAGGTCTTCTTATAACAGTGACAGTGGTATTAGCAGAATGATATTGACCAATAAGAAAACCTGAATTGTGACTATTAGGTTCACCAAACATACTAAAGTCTATTTGTATAATACTATTTGCAACTTTTGGAGTAATAGTCATTCTTGTTGCTTCTACTTCAACACTATTTCCAAAATCAGAGTAATCTTCTCCAGCTAAGTTTCCACCAGATGCTACACACGTATATGCATTAGCTTGATCAATTCTATGATATTGTACTTGTAGAGGAAGACCAGGCACTCTAAGTTCAGTATTAGATGTGTTACCATTTAATAACACTCTATTCAGGTTTGTGTCTTCACGCAAGTCACGGATGTTCTCATCCATCTCTGCATATGAAAGAGCACTTCCTTTAACTGATCTCTTTGTAATAGTCATCCTGTGTTAGCTCCAGCTTGGTTATAATATGTACCAATAAAACTTATAAAGTTTCCATCATCATCTGTACCTGGATTGTTCTCAAAATAATCTCTTGGTACATAAGCAAACAAATCTTCTTCAGCTTCTGTTAGTGGTTCCAAAAATACATAACATTCGTCAATCAATTCTTGTTTTCTATCTGGATCAGTTTCTGCTGCTATCTGGCCAAGCAGTGTTTCATAATCTGGCTTAGCCATTTACTATTACATTACCTGATCCAGTTGCAGCTGCATTTGGAACCCAGGAACCATGTCCTCCAGTTGCATCACCTTTTCTATGTGCTGCTATACCATTTATAAAAACATTAGGTGAACCTGCAGCGGCAGGATCACCACAACCAGTTGCATCTCCAATCCTTACACAGGCAGCTGCATTTGCATTCACATTTGGACTACCTGCAGCATAGGAAGTCTTATGGAATGGACTTGGTGTTGGACTTGCATGTCCAATATGTGAATCTAATCCTACTCTTACTTGTCCTGGCATCAGTTTAGATTGATTACTCCTGCATCTGCATCTATTTCAGTACTTGCATCTAAGTCTAGTGTACCTGTGATGTTTGTTGTTTGATTATTTTTATATGTTTCTGTTACTGAATCATCAACAGTCTGAGTTAGTTTACCTTTGATGTTTTCAGTCTTATCACCATCAACTTGTATATCCCAATTACCTTTTATATAAGTTGTACAGTTTGAGTCAACAGTTAAGTTACAATCACCCTTTACATTTACAAAATCAGTACCAGCTATGACAACATAGTTATTAGCAACAATGCGTGTAACTTTTTTACCTGCTTTGTCTATCTCATAAAACGTTCCAGCTTTATGATACTCATGTATTCTTTCCTTACCTTCTGTATCGTCGAATTCTTTAATGTGTCCAGATTCTGTTTCATAGACATGATTCTTTGGGTACTTGACTCCTTTGTCAGGATCTGAGTCATATGCGGCAACTGGTTCATCCCATTTGTTAGGATCACCGGGATCATCATTTGCAATAAGTACTTCTTTTGTTCTAGCATCATTCCTAGCACCCGGATTAGGATGTTGGAAGTCTTCATCATTTCTTGCTAATCTATTTACATCTGGTTCATCTTTTCTATTTGGATAAACACCGTTTGGATCTGAGAAACCGATTCTTTCATATTGTTTTTCAGAACCAAGTTCTTGTGGAATACCAGAGAAAGTTCCTAGTACTATAGGTTGCTGAGCTCGGTGGCCATCTAAAAAGAAACCAACAACCCACGTACCTTCAACCATACCAGTTGGTGTTTGTCCTATATCACCTGTAGCTGCAGACGTAGGTGATTGAATTACTTGAGCCCATGGTAAAGCATTTACTGGAACAGCTTGTTTGTCTTTGTCATAATATTCATAAACTCTGACTCTAACTCTACCAAGTTTGATAGGATCATTTCTATCTTCTACAACACCAAAGAACCAAATAAACTGTGATCCAATGTAATCTCTATTTACGTTCATGATTAGTTCCCGTCCAAATCAAATGTAGATTCAATTGGTTCAGCATATGAATCTTTGACAACTTTCATCTTTGTAAAGTATTCATTGCTTGCTTTGTTATACGTATGTTCAACTCTTACAACTAAAAATTTTGCGTTATCTTTGTCACCAAAATACTTATTATATGTTGTCTTATTATCTTCATCCATACTATTAGATGGAATGTAAAGATTAATCATCTGACCTGGTTTGAATAAACTGTTGCCTGCTATCATTAATTCAAAACCAATATTATTCAATGATGCAAAAGAAGCTGTTGTTGAATTTATAAACTTTTGTCTCAAAGAAGGATGAAACAAAAAGACGTCATTCTCTTCTGTAATTCTATCTTTTAGATACGATGTCTGAGAATATTGTCCTTGTGATAATTTACCAGTAAAGTATCTACTATGTCCTTCTCCATCACTCTCTGCATGTGAAGTAATTGGAGTAATTACTTTATTGCCACCCATAGTAATAGGCATCTTTTTTTCAAAGTCTTTTTCATAGACAAATGAGAAGTCTTCAGCTTTCTTCAATATAGGATCTATCACTTTTAGATTATTACTAAACAATCCACCATCAGCTTGTTTGATAAAATCAAATTGGTTTAGAAAGTCAATTTCAATAATTCTTTGAGATTCGTCTGGTGTGTCTTGTTGTTTTTGTACACCCTTTTCATTAACGTCAAATTCTGCCCAGTAAAGATCCTCTACTGTTGGAGTATCAATTAACTGTGTAATAGTTCTAAAGTTCCACTGATCGTGATCTTCATAAAAAATAAAACTACTTTGATGTGGATACTTTTTACTCTGAGCTTCTGATGCTAGAAAGTTAATAAAATCTAATGCATTGGTCTTTGGAGCAATGTAACTGTGAAGCCCCAATGTATCTTCAACAAATATGTCTTTGATGCTATTGTTACTTTTCAAACTTTCATTGTATACGTTTCTTACTATTTGATCTATTCTTAATTTATTATATGCTTTCTTTATTCTTCTATTAGTTGAAGTAATAAACTCTCTTGTCACACCATACAATGTATACGCATCTGTTCTTTCTTCTATTTTTTGTCTTTCAGATATTTTGTAAACATCAAACAAAGCTCTAATATTATTTTCTGTGGTTGGTGTTTCAAATTGT